CTATTAAATCTTTCAAGAAAGTAATAGCTGTAGACCGTAAATTCCGTGGTAAAAACCAAACGCTAACTTTAGACGTAGTCTCTTCTGCCACTTCTGGTAACTTAAATATACTAATTACTGATGAAACTAATGCAGCTACTTTAGCAGCGTCTCAGTCTATTGCTACAAACTCACAAGCAATTACCGCAACCGCTATAAGCACTGCCACTCTTTCGGGAATGGACACAACTACCTTTAATCTTTTAAAAGTCGGTATGCTAATTACAGGTGTAAATATTCCTATTGGCACAACTATTACAGTTCTAAATACCTCCGCTCTTACAGCTACACTTTCTGCTGCAAGCACAGGCACAGCTTCTACTATTCGTATTTCTGCTTTAGATCAAAAGAAAACATTCAGCTTTGATGTCCCAAATAACTGCTTAAGTATGTCTTGGACAATTTCAAGTGTAGTAGAAGCAAGTACAGAGTCATACATTGATGATGTTGTTATTCAATTAACTGCTAGTGCTTTGAGTAGTACGAGTATTACGGTTCCAAAGGCAGTTGAGAATCAATATAATTTTACAATAAACTTAGACACATCTCCATCGGTACTATCTTCAAGCAAAACAGGAATAATTCAATCAATAGCAAGACAATCGCTTGGTGTTTATCGAGTAACTTTAAACTCTGGATACTTTACGGTTAATCCGGCAATAGAATTAACTTGTATTAGTGCTGCTAACAATGCCGCACAGGCGAAGGTTAGTTGGATTACAACTGCAAGTGTTTTTGATATATACTCTGCAAATACTGCTGGAGCATTAACAGATGCTCAACAATGGTCACTTCAACTTTCAAAAATAGGTGCGGACTACACTGATCCTTTATCTTCTACAACCTCAACAACAATCCCACTTACTACAGCGCAATTAGTTCAGCAGAGTGATAGTAGTTTAAGATTAAATTCTTATGCTTCAAAAGGCACTACATATACTTCAGCAGTTAGATTTTCAACAATATTAGAAAATATTGGAAGCGATATATTATACTCTGACGATGCGGATTTAGGGGCAGGATTTACTGTGCAATCTTCAGGGGTCTATATAATAGATGCTCATCTTGGAGCTGGAGCTGGAGCTGGAGTTACATATAGTCACGCACTAGTAAGAAACATTACTTCTACTCAAATCCCATCTTCTACTAATAACAGATTGGAGTACTCAGAAAGTTTCGCAGCAGCATCTTCAAATCAGTCTGGGATTTTATCGTGGTCTGGGTACTTGAATCAAGGAGATGTAGTAAGGGTATTATCTGACTTTACTCCAGATTCTAATGATCGTTCATATTTCTCAATGACAAAGCAGGGCTCCCTAAAACAACTCAACCCTTCAAGCGATTCTAAAATTACAATCCCAACTCACCAATTACGTTTTGAGGGTGCTTCTACAAGAGGTTCTATAGATACAGCAATTGTTAAGTTTGATACGCAAGCAATTACTCAAGGTGATGCTTGGGATGTAGTTAATACTGCGGCTAATGGTGCAAAGGTAACAATTAAAAAAGCAGGTAAATTGAGGGTTAGTGCAAGCATTCAAATGGTAACTTTGAATGATATTGCCTATATCTCACTGAATCAAGCAGTGCTTACAGCGACTCCGTCGGCTACCTCAGAATATATCGCATGGGCGAGAGCTGCTGCTAACGGACAAATTTTAAACTTATCAAATGAAGTCGATGTAAAGATTGGAGACATTATTCGTGTTTCTACTAGTGCAACTCCTTCATCGCAAGTTGCAGATATTTTTCAACTTTCACTCACAGAAACCTCAATCCCAGCGAACTTTTCAAACGTGTTACCGCAATGGAGTCAGTCGGATTCTTGTATTCAATTACGTACAGCACCTGCAAGTACTGCTGGATACGGGACAACAAATACTAAAATTAGAAGATTCAGTAATACTGTACAGAATTTAGGAAGTGACATAAGTTACACAGACGATGCTGTTTTAGGTGGGTATTTTAGAATTAATGTGGATGGAAGATACGACATTGCATACACTGACATATTTAATTCTGCTGAAAATTTTGGAATATCTAAAAACTGTACACAGTTAACTACAAACATAGCAGCTATTACAACACAAACTGAAGTATTAGCCACTAGTACTGCTCAGGCAGCTAATCAACCCGGAAACATTGCTTGGTCAGGAGAGCTTTTAAGTGGGGATGTAATAAGAGTACATACCAATGGGGCAGCTACTGGAAGTAACGCTACTTTAGAAGCTAAATTCACAATCTCAAAAGTCGGCAAGCCGAATTTAACCTCAGTCGATGTTACACCTTTTGTTAATATGAAAACTACTGATACTGAAGCGATTGAGGCTTTAACCGCAACTTCAACTTTCGGTTCTACTAATACAGGTGTTCCAGTATTAAACATTACAAAAAATACTAACCTTGGAGTTATTCAAATTATAAGCGATGCTGTAAATGGAACAAGTTTTAAAGCTTTAAAAGACTGTGAAATAAAAATAAGTACCTCTTTTTATGGTTCTGCTGGAGTTTGCGCTGGTTATTTTACGAGAAATGCAACTATTTTAACTGCAACTGCTCCTGATAATATTTTTATGAATGGTGCTTGTTCGGTTGCAAACATTAATGCCGAAATGTCCAGTTCTGTAAAATTAAATACTAATGATATAGTTAGATTTCAAAGAGATAGCACTACTTTGAATAATGTTATAAGATTAAATATTACAGCAACCGCAGACAACAACGCCACAGCTTCACCAACTCAACAAGTTTCTTCAGACACAATTCCATTCGTTTTTAAAGCTACTGCGATTGATCCTGCTGTAGATGCTATTGGTACGTTTAATACTTACGCCTATACAACGGGTAACTCTTCATCTATTTCTGGGACAGATCCTACTCAATCTAAATCAAGTATGAATATAAACGGTATTCAAGTTTTCACTGCCGCTTATGGTGCAACAACTACTTCAGCTTCTCCTGCGAGAGTTGATATTTTTATTGGTAAAGGACTTAAGGGTAAGCAAGTTGATGGCTACGGAGCTTTAGCAAAAACTCTGCCTGTTTTTACAGGTCACGTTGTTGGCGCAGGAGTCAGACAAGGTTTAAATACCGTTTACAACGAAATAACTGGTATCTTAAGTTTAGATGCTAGATTTTCAGGAGGTAGTGTAACTGCTGCTGAATTTAAGGGCGCACACATAACAACGGATACTTCATATTCATCTGCTTACTTCGTTTTTAATGCTTCACGCTCACCTGCGCTTGTAACGATACCATCTCAACAAACAGTAGCAGCAAGTTATTGGTTAAGTGCAAGCTTTGCAGCAAGTACAACTATACCTATCAATTTTGACAGCATTGAATTTGATACTCATGGAGCAGTTACGACTTCACCTACAGCTTGGAAATTCACGGCACCGAGTGTGGGGTATTATCAAGTGGAAATTAATTGTAATCCTTCAGTCACTACTTATTATAATATTTATAAAAATGGAGTTAGTTATAAATTTATAGGGTACTCGCTAAATTCTACATATACAGCCGGAGGATCTACAACAATCAAGTTAAATAAAGGTGACTATATTGACATAAGACCTGTTACCGCATCTACACAATCAGGGGCGGCTATAAATGGACCAAGTGGAAATATTGCAATCACAAAACAAGGCGGTTATTAATATGATTAGAATGACATTAACAATGCTCTCTGAACAGTTCGTTTGGAGAGATTTCGATACTCAAGAATTAGCAGAACAATATGTTTCAGAAGTTTCCAGTAAAGGAAATTGGGGTAGTCCTCAGCAAGTAATTAATCACCCAGAAATTCCAGAAATCCCAGCGGTCGCAATTACTCCAGCAGTATTCGATGCGCAAGGAAATGAAATTTCCCCGATGATACTGGGAAGTGATGCTGTTCCGGGGATACCAGCAAGTCAGGAAATTATTCCGGGATTTACAGTGCAATATTTAGACATCACCGTAGAGCTTGAAGAAAAGGAAAGAATCAATCTTCAAATAGCTAAAGGTGAGAGGTCAAAAAGCATTTGCGATAAAGCACTTAGCTTAATCAGGGGTTACAATGG